CGCGTCTCGCTTACGTTTACGATGGTCAAGCAGACTGATTGGAGTTAGGAGGCCCGAAATACCGGCTCCGCCTTTCGCCTGATCGCCATGAGTGATGAGGAGCCTCGTATCGTAGACCGAACAGTAAGCGTCTGCGCTCAGCGGTATGTTCCAACTGAATCGTTTATCGGTCGAATAATGGCGCTGCAGGAGACGCGCTAGGAGGTGATCGAAGTTATCTTCGACTCGGCCCTTCGTGCGAGGCTTGCGCGTCAGGCGGCCATGATTACCAACCACTGAGACGACATGAGTAGGCCCATACGCTGTAGCGATGGTATCCAAGAATGTAGCGAGATGATCTACCCAATAATCTACAGTCGCGATTACCGAGTGCGTCTCGTTAAACTCGGCGAGGTCATGCAAGTTCCCTGTTACGAGATCGCCGCCAAGGATTACGATTGCGCCTTCATATTGGAAGCCGCTCATAAGTTGAGTACCTAGTCTGACTGCGCCTTCAGCCGTCCTCTGGAGTCTCTGGAGAGCGATAGCACGCGAGTAGGCGTTCATGCCGCCTACTTCCTCCGGCTTGACTACCTCATCTAAGTGGAGGTCTGAGAGCATCACAAGAGCCGTTGCAGCGCCTTTGCGTGCCTTCTGCCCTCTCGGTGCTTTCCACGGTACAGACTCTACTGAGAGCCTATCTAGGGACGTAAGAGACGCTACCTGTTCGCGTGCGGCTGCTATCTCTTTTTCTGCTGACCTGTGAGCCGCTTTAGCGGCGTCGCGTTCCTGCCGTAGGCGCTCGACATCTCTAGCGAGTCGAGCAACTTGAGGGTCAAGCGGCACGTTATCGCCAGCCCATTCGCCCAAAGTTTTAGGCACCTGCGCCTCTGGGCCGATTCTTCGATAGGTGCGCCATACGCGAAACGGTTGCATCTTCAGGCGAGTAGCCACATTCTTCGATTAGCCATAACCGTACCTGAGTACGCGAGAGTCCCGAATCCCAACCTTTACAACATTCTTCCCACTCTGGGATCGTCTCAAGCCACGCGACAATACCCGGCTTCTGACGATTCGCTTTCGCAAACTCTGTCAAAGATTTCCGTTTCTCAGCCATCAGCGAGCGGCTCCGAGAAGATTCGTACGCCGAGAATAGTATCTACTCGTACCCATGCAAGAGTCCCATCTGATTCGTTTATGCACGCTACCGGCCCATGCCATTGCAGTCTACCTGTATAAGTTCTTCCCGCTGTATCTACTGCGATACGGTCGCCCTCATGCGCTCTCAACACTTGAGCGAGATCGAACAGGTCATGCCCGATGGCGCTCACCGTTTTCCTCCGCCGTAGCGGAACTCGATAATCGCTAACTCGGCGATAGACCGCAAGGCTGCGAGGTAATCCTCGAAACACTTGCGAGCGTTACTTATTCGCACCGGAACTACCACGCAAGAACGATGTAGAAGTTGGATCGCCAACGAACTGCGACAGAAGCGTGACGACAGCGGAGACTGCGGCGGCTCCAGCCGCAATAAATCCGGCTTTCGTAGTCGCTATAGAGACGTTAGGACTCGCTGCGACGATAGCGAGTGTGGACAGGAATGCTGCGAGCGCCGATCTCAGCGCCCTCTCGATAAGCAGTTTGTAGAACATGATTATTCTCCTTGTTGTAAGCGGGTATCAACGATCCACAGTCAGGACATAACGTAGAAGCAAGATCAACTAGACGAGAGCAACTAGGACAGCGAGTCATTTCGCTACCAACTGTACGACGAGAAGCGCTAAACCAGTGAGCAAACTCCCTAAGATCGCCACCCCGACACGCGCATTTTGGGAAACGCTCGCTCGTAGAGCGTCTGTCTGACCTCGTACTTCTAGTACAAGTACGTCAAGCCTCTCATTGTTCTCTACGATATGGCGCTCTAACTGAGATTCGAGAACGTCTACGTCAGTCTCTAGCAGGCGTACTCTAGTCGGCACATCGAATCCTGAGCGATCTAATCCGCGAGCCATTATGCGCTGATCCATACTGCGCCGAACTTTGCAGACAGCACCGAGTTAGACATAGATATGTTGCCGCCTGAGTTCTGCGTCGCGAACACTTCCATGTAGTCCGTATTAGCGGTAAACCGGTAGTAGCCTGACAGGTTCCAGAACCATTGAGTGCTGATCGTGGCGCTGACCTTGTAGAGTTCTGTCGCTCCGTTCAGTCTGAGCGCTACAGTTCTAATCCCCGAGGCTTGCGTAGCCCATACGCCTGTTGCTGTGAAATGGTAGAGACCTTGATTAGCGGTCGCTCCACAGGTAATGCGGCTCGTATTTGTAGTCGTATCGTGCTGAGACTGAGTGTCGTAAACGTCAGTATCGTTGAACGTGATCGCTGCGCCAGCGCCCGTTGCGATAACTTGGTCAGTAGTCTCGATCGCTAAGACCGACGGCTTTCCGCCATTAGCGCCAACAGTATTGCTGCCAAGCCATAGGCCGTTGTAGGCGATCTCGTTATTCCAGTCGGTAGCCTGCACAACATAACCGGCTGCGCGCGTCTGTGGAGTAGTGAATCCCATCCTGTAATCCTAATCTATTGTAGACGAGTAGAGGTGCCGTCGAAACCGTCGGTCTCTAAATCCCAATAACCTGCGCCCGGAACTTGTGACGCGTTCACCTGAGTAGCCCACAATCCCGGCGAGAACGTATGAGACAGACCTTCGATCCAGTAGTCTTGCGTATGCGTAGTTCCTGTATTCAGCGGCCTAGCAACGACCGTTACGCGGTCTTGGAGTTCCATATTGAGAATCTTCGGAAACTCAACTGTCGGATTCCCTTGAGGTAATACCTCAAAAGTCCGCAATCGTGGCTGAGGCACTGCGTAGCGCGCTATGCGTGCGAGTCCAAGATTCTGTGCCTCAAGGACAGTACGCAACCTAGTCTGTATCTCATATGTTCTAGGCCCAAAAGCGTACTGCGACAACAGATTCTTCGTATACGTTGGACTCCCGTCAGAAGTTTTAGCGATAACAGTATTCACAAGAAACGCATCATCAAGGTCGAAGCCGGTATTCGTGTAGCCGACAGTTCCGGCTGTCCCTAAGTCTGAGAACGTAAACTGAGATATAGCATTGCGAGCGTGATTGGCTGTGTCGTACAAGTCCCAACCACATAGCAAGACTGCCTTGCCGGAACCGTTTACGAAGAACTGTCCCTGCTCCGAGGCAACAATCTGTTGGATCACATCGAGAGCCGTACTGTTTCCGGCGTCAATAAAGTCAAGTGTAGATATAGACTGTGTGCTGAGACTCCGCCAATCATTTTCGTATGTTGTGCCGCCTGTGGCGGGCCAGCCTGCAACGTCAAGGACGGTAGAGACTTGCAAGTGAGTGACGGCTCCAGCCCATGCTGTCTCTGCAGCATAGTAAAGAATCGCAACTTCTGAGGCGGTCAGTACGCGCGAGACGAGCGCTACTTGTTGGAGCGGCCCGACAAGTTTTGCACCAGCCCCGGCGACTCCGAGTGTGTTCCAAAGTTGAGAGCCGCTCGCTCCGGCGACAGCCCCGGCGGTAACGTCTATCCCGTCGCGGTATACGCTCGGTGCAGTAACTCCGCTAGTCGCGTCGTGTGTTACTACGACCATATGGTTTGCGCCGTCAATAACTGTCGCATTGCCATACGCTTCTGCGCTTGCGCTGTCCCCGTAATAGTGCGGGAGTCCGAACGCATCTACGACGAGTTTGGCACCGCCTGAGCCTGCGAGTATGCCTCTCTCCCCTACCAAGTTGGAGCGCATAAAACAGATTAGTGAGAACGCTCCTGCAGTTGTTACTCCGGTAGCGGCAAGCCCAAAGTTTACGGTATCGAATGTTGTTGGATTGCCTGCGAGACGAGTAGCACAAGCGGCCTCGCTGTTGTCGAGGTCAGCGCTCAAAGTAAAGTTGGATTGCGTCTCAGTCTCTAATTGTGTAGTACCGCTATTTCCTAGCGGCCATACTGCCTGAGCGTCGAGCGCTCGCAAGTAACTACTGTAGATGTCTCCTTCAAGTTTCTGGGCTGAGAGATAAGCGAGACCGTCTACGCATTGCATTCGTGCTACTGCATCACGATTGCCGAGGTCTCTGTCTTGTGGCCATGCTGCGACGAAGCCACGAAACATTGGGTAATCTATGGAAGCGTAAGTTGCTGTTACGCGTACTTGACATCGGGGAAGCACCATCGAAACCGGCGGAGAGCCAGTTACGTACGGGCCGCTTGTGTTTAACGGATCGAATCGCCTGTCCCTGTTGTCGAGAACGATCTCACAACTACCTGCAGTAAACTGATCTAGTTCGCTTGACCGGCCTCGCTGCAGACTACCTTCGCGAACATAGGCGCTCACATCAGTCCAAGTCGGACTTGTATCTACTGGATCGTAAGTGAACGCGATCTCGACTTTGAGCGTAGGCGTAGTAGCCATTAGCCGCTAACAGCAACAGGGATAGCACCATTACGACGCGACCAAGCAACAAGACTGTCTACAACAGCCTGACCTACCTTCGCAGGGTCAGCCGTCGCCGGAACATTGACGGTCACGTTATAAGTATTCGCAGTACCTCCGCCGCCTCCGGGGATACCAATGTTTAGGGCTTCTCCGCCGAGACCTGCAGCCGCCATAACATTCGCACGATTCTTTCGCGCTGCAGGACTAGCCCCAAGCGGGATAATCGCCTCCGGCCCTGCCTCCCCAACGGTAACATTAGTGCGCTTCCTCATGATTCCACCGGCGGCGTTCAACGTACGGCCTCCGCCGATGTTGATTCCCGTTACGTTGCCTTTAGAATCTTTAATAAGGTCTGAGACTTGCACTGTTATAGGAACCGAGATAGGTACTACTTTAGGTATCTGAGCGATAATCCCCGGAAGTTGCTCCATGAGTAACTTGATTACGTCTGCTCCGGGCGCACTCATCGCTATGACTACCGACTCAGGCAAGTTCATAGACTCTGCAAGTTTCCCGAACTCTGCGCCCGTAGCACCTGCTGCTTTCGATGTCTTGAAGAGGTTGACTATGTTGCCAGCGAATCCGAGATTGACTTCATCTGTAGACTTGCCTGCCGCTAACTGTGCTGCAGCAAGTTCTTCGTAACTTTTGCGCGTGTCAATCATTGCAGTGATGTGGCTATCAGCATCGCCTGTTTTCATCGCTTCGATAAGTGCTTTGACTGAAGCGCGTGCTGCTATCTCGGACTCTACAAGCGATGTCGCTCCACCAAATAGCGCATCAAATACAGTCTTTAGAGTTTCGCCTGCAGCGCTCGCTAAGTCCATTTCTGCTTTCAAGCCTGCAACACTTTCGCCTGCAGCATTTATCGCTTCGCCGCTCTGCTCAAACGCGGCCTTGCCATTTTTCGTTTCGTTGGTTAGTCCGGCCAAAGAATCCTTGCTCGCAAGTTGTTGCTCGGCAAGAGTCTTGAGGATACCTAGATTTCCGCTAGTCCAGTTGAGATTACCCGTCTTGATGAAATCGGCGACTGCGGCCTTGTATTGTTTCGTTCCTTTTTGGAAGTAGATTACGGCGTCTCCAGATTCGACTAGAGCCGCTCTGATCTTCTGACTTGCTTCTTTGCTACCGCCGACTGCCTTGATCCATAACTTCCACGCGTTGCCGTTAGTTCCTAGACTTTTTTGGATACGCCTTAGATCATCGTCTTGATTCCTGTTCTGGATAGTGGAATACAAGACTGCAGCCGCGGTTTTATCTATGACACCCAACTGAACACGGTAAGACTCCGTGAGCGCGTCAACCTCTGTCTTGTTAGCCTTCGTGCTTTTACTCAGCGCCATGAACGCGGTAGTCAAGATCGCTGCGCCTACAGCAAGCAGCACGATCCAGTTTGCCTTCGCCGCTACAGCGGTTCCTGCTTCTAACGCTTTGATAACAGCACTAACAGCACCGGCCACTTTACCGAGAGCAAAAGCGAAGATTCCTGCTTGTATGCCAACCAGACTGAATCCGGCAAGAATACCTAGCACCGGCTTCGGTATTTTCTCGATTAACTTGAATAGCCCGCCTATCGCTGTAGCCGCCTTACCGAACATCGGCATAAACGAATCGCCGAGTTTGATTAGCGCTCCGTTGATTTCTTCCATCGCCTGCTTCATCTTGAAACCCGGCTTCGACGCAAGATCGGCCATACCTTTAGCGAGCGTGTCCGTATTCTTCTGCAACTCCTCAAAGTTAGACGCCGCATTTTTGGAGTTAGCGCCCGTCAGACCTAGTACCGCTGACAGCGCCCGAGACTCAGGTATCATCTTCTGCATTGCCGAGGTCGAGCCGTCAGTGCGTGACTTCAAGTCCATTAGGGTTGGCAGTAAGCCTTTATTCTTAATCGAAACTCCCAACTGCTCTGCCGTATAACCTGCAGCGCCAAGTGCTGCCGAGGCTTCTTTCGTGGGACTTAGTAGCGACATCAGAACGGCTCGCAACCCGGTAGCGGCTCTGGTAGCCGGAACACCGACCTGAGTTAGCGACGCTATGTCTGCAGTGACTTCTTGGAACGTCATACCCATGTTAGACGCTATAGGAATAATCGTTCCGAGGACTTTCGTCAAATCCTCCGATGGCATCTTACCGACCTTGACAGCATTTATGAGAGCGTTCGTAGCATCACGCGCAGACAGGCCCGTGGTAGCGTAAGCGTTCATCGCTGAGGCAACTCCGTCAGCGATTATCGCCATGTCCCCTAGCCCGATAGCGCTAGCCTGTGCGCTCATTTCTAGCGCGGCAATAGCCTTATTAGCGTCAAGTCCTGACGAAGCGAGTAAGAACATCGCGTCGGCAAGTTCTTTCGGCCCTTTACCTGACGCAACTGCAATCTTGAGGATTGCCTCTGACATCTTCTCGACATCTTCTGAGGTGTTGGCCGTCAGTCTGCGAATCTTTCCGATAGCAGAGTTATATTCCATAGACATCTTCATTGCTAAACCGCCGATAACAAGCAGTGGAGCGAAGGCCATCGTTATTGACTTGCCTGTTGCCACTGCTGCGGCTGCAGTCGCTTTGAGCGATGCCGAGGTTGTAAGCGCTACCGCACCGGCGGTACCTTCTGCTAGGGCAAGTTCTGCAGCGGCGATAGCGGCGGCATCGAACGCTAGAGCGAGTTCCGCTGCCGTCGCTGCCTCAGCGGTAAGAGTCGCAGCGGCGACCCCTGCCGTAAGATCTACGGCCTCCATCGTGGTAGACAATGCCGTCGCGCTGCCTGCGGTAACGTCGAGCGCTACTGCAGTCTGACCGGCTGCAGCGGCTTCAGCGCTCAAGGTTGCAGCATTAGTCGCTGCAGCGGCACCGGCGGTACTCAGTGCTGTAGTTAGGTCTACGGCTGCGAGTCCTGCAGCATCTATCGCTACCGCGCCTTTAGCCGCCGCCTCTGACGCTTTAGAGAGTCCAGCAATAAACCCGCTGACGTTTGCGTAGACGTTAGCGACGAGGTTTGCAGTAGTCACAGCGGCCATTAGCGTTGCCGTTCCTGTTGCTTACGTTGCTCGTCTAACATGATCTCGTCGTAGGCGAGCCAGTGAATCAACTCGCTTGACGACATAGCCCGGTAAGCGCCTGAGCCGTACAGAAGTTCATCCACGGTACGTCCAAGCCTTTCTGCTAGTCGGTGATAGTAGAAGCGTTCTCCGTCGAGGACGAGGCGACGCTTTGCGTAGGGATTGCATCGGCGCTCATTCCTGCGAGTCGCATCGCGATGGTTGCGACACGCTCTACAACATTGCCGTTCTTGCTACGCAACAAATCTGCATCTGCATCTGTGAACAGTGCAGCGCCAGTCTCAGGATCAACACAGGTTGCGATCAACAATGCCGGATACATTTCCGACAGGTCAGTAGTTTTAGTTTCGCCGTTCTCGTTAAAGAACCTGCGAATCATTGCTGCACGCTCCGCCAAAGTTGGAGTACGCATAGTCAGGACGATGTCCCACTCTGGAACAGGTACTTCCTCTGTTAGGAGGTCGTTGGCATTGGCAATCTGGTCGCGGAGACTCATTGCTCTATCCTTTCGGTTAGGGGATTATTACCACTTAGTTGATGTGACTGCGCCGGTAACCATGAAGTCAATCTTCATAGATACCTTGTCGCCCACGGGAGCGCCAACCTCGTAGCCGGTGATGAACGCGTTACCGGTTTCCTTGCGGTTTGTGGCAGCGGTTGAGCCGGGAGAGAATACAAACGCTGAGGCTGCAGTCGAACCGAGTAGGGGAGCGATCAGGTTCTCGTATGTGGAAGCCCAAATACCTGTTACTGAGATACTCGCTCCACGAAGTCCGGCGATATAGTTACGGTCGTTGTCGCCGTAGGTTGTTACCTCGGCTGTATCAACTGAGCGAGGGAACGAGACTTCCTCAATGCCGCTGGAATAGCGGACAGAGTTGAAGAAGAACGAGGCACCTTTACCATGAATAAATGTAGGCATAACTTTTGCTCCTTATTAGGCGACACTACCGCGTCTTGCGAACGCGATAGCGACTCTGACGGCTGGTGTAGTACCAGAAACTGCACTTATTGTTCCTCTTACATAACGCTTGATAGTGCCTGTTGAGGCCACTCGGCTAACGCCGGTACTTGTGCTAGTGAAAGTATGAACATCTGCCCATACTGAGTTAGCAGACGAGTGCTGAGTCTTGACGGTCACGCTAGTCAGTCCGGCTGTTCCTGCTTGCGTAATATGGAAATGCGATGCTCCTCCACGCGTAGTACCAGCGACGACTCCGCTGTCTACTGCAGTCCCCGCAATCGTGCTATTTCTAGCCGCGCCGGGCGCGTACAGGATTCGCCCGATGTCATATCGGTCTGAGAGGTGAGCGTCGAACTTTGCTGTTACTACGCCCATTGCTGGCGCTGCAGTCTCAAATCCTGTGACTACTCCGGCACCCATATGACACATAGAACCAGCGGTGATGGTTGAGCCTCCGGGCGCTCCGGGGACAGCGGTAATCTGTAGAAGTGAGGTGCTGCCGAGAGCATTACGCAACTTAGCGAATGGATCTCCGGTGCCTGCAGTCGTAGCGTCGATGAAGCCCGAGGCCGAGAAGGTTCCATCACGCTGTCCGGTGATATACGTTCTGTCGTCTTTGCCGAATACGGTAGTTTCTGCAGTGTCTACAGAGTGGCTCATAGTCATTTCGTTGAACAGGCTTGACGCGTCAATCGTAGAAATGAATAGGCGAGAGTTTTTACCGTGGCGAAAGGTGGGCATTAGGAGGACGCCTCAACAGTCAAGTTAGGGGACTCTATTAGTCCCTGTTCGAGTAGCCATGCAGCATCAGCCGCCGGGAGGTCGTTTACGATGTCGCCTACCTCGGCGCGTGTCTCATTTGGCGGATAGTTGAGACCGACGAGGACGCGCCACGGGCCGCTAACTGCTGCGCCTTTTTTGACTGCCACTGCTGCTCCATCTGTCGGGCGCACGACAAGACCGGTGCAGCCTGTGTGATCGGCCCCGTTCGGGCGCTCGCACGGTGGCGAACCGGCCCCGTCCGGGCGCTAAGTCGTTACAGGTAGAAGTGTAGCACCCAGACTGTTCTGCGCCTTACATCTCCTGCAGCGGAGCGAGAATGGTTCGGTTAGGTATTCTGCTAGGAGGTTCTTGCACTGCCAGCAACGAGGCTTGTGGACAGTCTGATGAGATTCTGGGAGGCTAGAGCCATAGGCACTTGGCGGTATAGAGGTCACGCCTAGAGTCTATGCACAGTTATAGGGTTTCCCTGATCCCTGTAAGGTCAGTCGTGAACCGTGATGGGTTCTCGCTCCAGCCGTCGCCGGGTTGAGCGCGCTGCGAGTCTGCGAGCCGGTCTGCGTCAGTCCGTAAGTCGATAGAGTCGAGCATCAGTTCGCAGCCTCCGTTCCCGCAAACGAGAGTCTGCTTCGTAGCGTCGCCGGGTTCCCACCACTCGTCCCATGAGAACAGCGGCGTGACTTCGTTGCCGTCGCTGTCTACGCCGGTTATGTGTCCTGACGAGTCGCGTCCGAAGTCGTCCTCGGCGCATACTGGACAGTAACGGTTGGCATTGTATTGGTAGCAGATTGGTTTGTGATCGTTCATGGGAGTCTCCTGAGAGTAGTTGGTCGGTCGGTTCGGGCGCTTACCATTGCTGTACCGGTGCGGCCTCTCCGAGTTCGGCTTTCCGGCTGTTGACGATTCCTCT